GGTCTGACGAGCCTGTGGTGGTGCCGCTAGTCGTGTGGGCTTCTTCTCTCGTACTAGCGATCATCGTAGTTTATTGGTGTCTCACAACCATTACCCTGCTGTTTGCAGACCGGTCTAGGGATCGATATGTTGTCAACATGCTCGAACCAGACCTCAGCCTGGATGAAGGCGAGAGGCGGCGGCGACCGCGTGACACTTACATTCGGGAACTCGTTCTCGAGGTGAAGGAGGTCATGGGTTCGCCGAGGCCAACCGCTGCCAACCTCAAGGCCATTCGAGCAATGGTCAATCGGCTTCTCGAGGAGCGGGGAGTGCGTCCAAGTCATCGCTTGGCCATCCTCACTAGGGCGGTGGCGCTTACCACCATCCCTAGTGATGATGAGATAGAGATGTACCGCATTCTCCACACCCGGGAGGCTCGGTATCGCGCGGCTTATAGGCCGGGCGATTAGGGGGGCTTGGCAACCGTGGTGGGGGTGAGTGCGCGTTCAAAACTCACCCATCCTGGTCTAACCACCACGCGGCGCCAGGCTGAGACCACACCGAGGACTATCACCCGATATTCGGGTTTATCGCCACCATCCAAACTCGGTGTATTTAATGGCGACATCAACACGCTTGAGTGTGCACTCCTGGAGAGGATGTACTACTGCAAGGTGGGGGAGGAGTTTGTCTCCCCTCCCCCCGTGTTAGAATCCGTTGTGGAGGTCAAGCTCAGTGGATTTTCGAACAGGTTGCGGGCACGATTGAATCGGAGCACCCCGGTACCTCTACAAGATTTTGTGGAGATGTATAAGGGTCCAAAGAGGAGATTGTATTCGCGGGCTGTCGATTCTCTATTGGACCTGCCCGTCCGCAGGCGGGACGCAACATCCGTCTGTTTCACGAAGTGTGAGAAGACCAATGTTGCGAAGGCCCCGAGGGTTATCCAACCCCGGGATCCAAGATACAACGCGGCCCTCGGGGTGTACATTAAACCCCTTGAGCACAAGTTGTATAGAGCCATAGGAGAGGTGCTAGGTAACGGACCGGTTGTGATGAAGGGATATAATCTTGATCAGGTTGGCAATATTATTGCCAGCAAGTGGGAGAGGTTTGTTTCCCCCATTGGGATCGGTTTGGACGCCACGAAGTTTGACATGCACGTCAGCGAGGCCATGCTCCGTTGGGAGCACTCGTTTTATCGACACGTGTATGGCGGCGGGCGCCTATCCAAGCTACTTGAGTGGCAGATTGAGAATGTTGGGAAAGGTTTCGCGGACGATGGGAAGCTCAATTACGAGGTGCGTGGGCGTCGGTTCTCCGGCGACATGAACACCGCGCTGGGCAACTGCCTCATCATGTGCGCTATGGTCGCTAGTTACTGTGAAGGGCGTGGCATCGTGTTTGACTTGGTCAATAACGGTGACGACTGCGTTGTCTTCATGGAGGCTGGCGATGAGGAGACCTTTCGCGATGGGCTCGATTCATGGTTCTTGGAGCTCGGGTTTCGGATGACTGTTGAGGCCACTGCGCGTTCATTGGAGCGCGTGGAATTCTGCCAAATGAGGCCCATCGCTATTGATGGGGGCCATCGTATGGTCAGGGATCCAAGAGTGGCTATGGAGAAGGACACCATGTGTTGTCGGCGGGTGCACACTGCCTCTGAGTATTTTGAGTGGCAGCGTGGTGTTGCTCGTGGCGGTTTAGTCACTTGCGATGGGATACCCATAATGAGCAGCTTTTATGCTGCTCTCGACACGCCTGGGGTTGTCCGTGACCACATGCTCGAGGATTCCGGCATGCGTAGGTTGAGTCGCAGGATGGTGTACAAGGCCAGGCCGGTTAGCGATGATACCCGACACTCATTCTTTCTGGCATTCGGCATTCCTCCCGATACGCAAGTCGCTATCGAGGAAGAGTTGGCGAGTGTACAGTTGAGTGGTGAGGGGGTAGATTTCGTTGGTCGGGCCTGGCCGCTTGATGATTTATTCATCATCCGCGACTACCTATTCTAACATGCCCAAGAACAACAAAGCCACATTTGTGGTTCAACCAGTGAGGCGCCAAGCTAATCGCGGCGCAAACAAGGTGTATCGTGGGGTCGTTGACCGTATCGTCAATGATGCCCGAGCCGATCCTGTGGGACCCTCACAGCTCAACTCTGGTTCTCCCACCACTCACATCTGCTTGTCCGTTGCAGGAGTTGGTGGGCGTGACTCGTCAGGAGTTGTTACTCTGGCTCACTACCCACGTATGCTTTGGTTGTACCGTACTGGCACCGGGTTCCAGCGGTATAGGATCATTCGAGCCACCCTCATTATCGAGGGATACCAGGGAGCCGACGTCTCCGGGCAGATTCGTGTCGCGTCGTCCTCCGACGCCGCTGACATCTTTCTCTCCGGCGCCCAGGACAATATCACTCATGTCACCTCTCTCTCCTCCCTCGCCAACAAGGCATGGCGTGTCCCACTCGAGGTGGACTCGTCATGGAAGACTGTGGGGTGGGCGACGAGTGTCGTAGGATCTGACGGCATTCAGTACCCATTGAAGAACATGGGTGATATTTGCCCTGGTGCAATAAGGATCTCCGGTAATTCTGATGCCACTGGTCCCTGGTGCAACTTTGCTGTG